GTACTGCGTGCCAGCAACGCCAGGGCCGCTCGGGATATTTGCTGTAGTGTTCCATCCGGTACTGGTTCTGCACCAAATACCTGTTCCGTCAACAGTGAACCAATAATATGTTTTTCCGTATGCCTTGGCTCCGTTATAGATAATCTCAAGAACTCGATGCTCTCTTCCTCCAGAGACAAAGCTGGCATGCCATGCAGTCATTAATCCTGCGTCAATCAATGCACTCTCTAATCGAGTACATACAGTGGCGGCAGCCCATGTTGCAGTGGCTAGATAGGTTTCCTCAACAACGGCCATGCTGGTTAGTTTTCCAGTGGAATACTTGTCGTTATTATAGTGACTGGCCCTGTCCCTGCGCTTTGTTTTACAAGTCTTACATATACAAAGCCAGCGGAGTCCCCCAGCAGCGAAGGGATCCCGCTTGGGATAAGCGTTTCAAAGGCCAAAGTAGTTACACCTTCTCCATAGGGCTTTTTGTTTTGTAGACTAATCATTGTCTGAATGCTCCCGCCTGGAGATGTTCGTGGGTCCGATGCTCTCTGTTCGCTAGATCTGTAGAATCTAATCCACGATGGCTCGGAAATCTGAACAGCCTTAAGCATCGAAAGCTTTCCCAGTTCCATTGCAAAATCTGCAACTTCGTTCGGAGCTAGCGCCGCTGTTGTGTACGTGGTTTGTGCTGCATTGCTGTTAAGGCTTGCGGCTACAGCAACTTGAACAGCAAGTGAAGTAACCACAACGTCTTGATTTATATCAACAACCGAGAGCAACGCTCGAAACCGAAGCGATCGAGCTCGGACAATGCTGCGCGTCAAAGGCTTCCAGCCCGACCAACTGCCTGCCAGGCCGGAATTTAGGGCATCGTTTGAATCTTGATATTCCAATTGGACAATGCCGCTTTCTGCAGTTGCATTGTCAATGCTCAAAATTTCATCAACTGGGCCCAGGAGTGAATCCCAAGAAGTGGCAACCAATCTGGAGCGAGATCGGATTATGCGGCTCAGCTGCAAATCTTTCACAGCGCCAGCATCAAAATCACTTGCAAAGTAATAAGTTGCCCTTTTGCTGTCAAACCCGTAGTCGTCAATCGGGCCTGGCAACCCATCAAAGTTGCCATCTTGCGCCAAATCATCCCATGTATTTGTATCTACCCTTGGTGCGCCATACTCATCAATTGGCCCTGGCAACGCATCAAAATCACCATCCAACGCCAGGTCGTCCCAGTATTCATCGTTTAATCGAAGGGCCTGAATCGAGGCATCGAAGGCACAATTCCTTTTGACACCAGTGAATCCTGTTGCTGCTTCATCAATGGTGGCAATTACCTCTACCGCAGATTCCGGGACATGGAATACAACTGGGGTCGTTAATGAAACAGCACCGCTGCCATTTTGGTGGCGAAATAGGTAGGTCCCCGTCAACGCCGGCAGCAGCATCTGACCTTCGGCGTTGGGAGTTTCCCCTTTGACCAGAGGGTTGCTGGTTGACCAAGTGGCGCCTGATATGTCCGGCGAATGCCGAATTGCCACGCTCAGCGAATCGTTGTCGACCTGGGCCCAGCTGGCCTGCACCACCCATTTGCCCAGCGCCACCACGGCTGCATCCATCACCCGCTCGACGCTGCCATCAATGCCGATGACGCCGGTAGCCGATCGATCCACCTCTTGGGTGGGCGGCACAAAGGGATCGGAGCGGTTGCCAAAGGCATCAATTGCCACCACCTCGATCTCGTATCTCCCATCGGCCACCCCTGGGAGCACGATCGATGGCGTGGAGGTTGTGTAGGTCTGCCAGTTGCTGCTCATACGGTGCGCACCGCCACCTCATACTCGACTGCCCCAGGAATGGCCTCCCAGGAGAGGTGCATATCGGTTTGCCGTGTGGCTGGATTTACCACGGCGATGGCTGTTGCGCTGGAGGGTGCCGCCGGTGGCTTGATTTCAAGGGGTGCAAACACTTGCAGATCTAATGGAATATCACGCTCGATGTAGTCATATTTGCTTGGATTATGGCGCAATGCAGAAACCATATATTTCGTCCGACTGCTTTCGGTGATGCCAATAGCCGTCCACAAGCTTGTGCGCATGGCGTTGTTGTCAATTGACCAAGTGCCACCAATCAATGGCGCTGCCGAGAATGGCAGGGCTGGTGTAACAACCACACCGCTGATAGAACCAATGAATCGTGTCTCCAGATTTCCATCAACCAGCTTGGCGGTGATCGTTGCATCTGCCCCGGTTGGCAGATCAGTCTGGGTTGCATCATCAACAGTGAGGCTGGTTGTTGTGCCTGCAATGGTTTTGCCAGCTCGCCTTACGCCGCTTTTGAGACGATCAGCTGCTCTGAACCGCAGGCCCGGCCGAAGTTCCACCCCCAGAGCCACGGTGCCCTCAAACATCACAACTTCTGATTCGTATTGTTCGGTGTAAAGCAGCCATTCCCCTGCGCGATGGGCTTGCCCAGGTGATGTGCAGGCAAAAGCGTCGATATTGGCGACCTTTGCCCCATATAACTGAATTGCCTTTTTATCTTGTACCGTTACAAAATCATAGTCTTGTTTCTCGTTGTTGAAATACCGCACAACGGCGACGGTATGGCGCTCCCGCAGGCTGGAGCCGACATAGCGAAAGCCTTCTGGCGATATGTCTGCATTTGATACGGTGACGATTGCATCGCCAGGGGCATCTTGCGTAACAGTTACCGAGCCTTTGCCCCAATGGGGCATGCCTCGAAAGACACTGGCCATCTGATTGATCAGTTTGTATGCGTCTTCGCTGCTCTGGATGTTGATTGAACAGGCAAAACGCGGCTCAAAACCGCCCCTGCCATCAGACACAAGTTCTGCGCAGTATTTAGATATTGAATACAGAGCAAACTTATCGACGGTTTCAGGCGGGCAGCGATGGCCGAACCCATAGCGTGGATGGGTGACCTGGTCGAAGAAATGCCAGGCAGGATCGGTCGTCCATTGAGCTTCGGCAAAGTTGCCCGTCCAAATGCCGGAGTAAATCAACCGGCCGGTGGTTTGCTCGACGGTTGCATTGTCAGGAATCGGAATTTTGACACCTAACCGGTCTACGGATACTTGCGGCCAGGAACTGAAATACTTGGCGTCTAGTTGCAACGCCAACAACGCCGAATATGGGTATCTAAGCTTTGCATAGATTAATTCTGTATAGTCACTCCAAACCATTGTGTCATTGACTTTGGAGTTGTTTGAATCTGGGGTGATTCGCACCACTCGCACGCTTACGGGGAAGGGGCCATAGATCTCGATTTCATGGCTGCGTTGAAACAGATCGCCAGAACGGCCTTTCACAGATGTGTCAACCACGGTTTTGAAGCTGCCACCTGCAGTCGCCACTTGGATCTGATATTTGACCTCCACCGCAATGACATCGCCCTCCTGCGGTGACTTGACGCCACCTTTCAAGATGCTGGAAGTCAACGATTTTGATACCTTATTCTTGGGATCGTAATACTGCTGTAATGCTTGCCAGCTAAGGGTAATTTTTAGTGCATTAACGGCAGTATCTGTAATCGTTCGTGTTAGCGGCGTCGCTGCTGTTACCGGCAGCCCAACCCCTCGCTGGGATTCGGTTGCATTGGAACCTTTGATTGCAGACTGGTCAACAGTCCCATAGCGATGATCAACAACAACGCCTAAAAAGTTAAAATCAGTGGTTTTTGGATTATTTGGATCTGCCGATGCCTCAAGAATTGGCGTTTTGTTGATATAAATATCTTTCAGCAGAGCGGTTTCATAGGCCTTGCTGCCCCGCGTATAGCCCCTGGCCGACGGCCAGCCCTCTTGTTCTCCCTCGCCGAGCAGCAGCAGCAGCCGGGCGTACTGGGTGGAGTTGAGGGTGTCCGGCGCGGTGGCGGCCCCCCGGCTGGCCTTGGCCTGCTTTTGGCCACCGATGCCAGCCCCCCGGATCACTGGCCATGGCGGCAGCTGGGCCAGGCTGTCTACGGGGATCAACCTCATCGCTTGCCCGTCGCCTGGATCGCTTCGACCAGGGTCATGGATCGCTTGTTGGCGCCCGCCTCAGGCAACTCACTTGTGCTGATGCCGGCTGAGATGACGATGGCGCCCATGACGATGCGGCCCCTTGGGATGTTGACGGGCGTGCCCTCCCTTGAGGTCAACTGCACCCCTGATACCGAGTAGGAGTTGGTTTCTTTGGGGTCACGGTTGCGATCTGGAGTGGGCGTTGAGGGTGTCAGCAGCTGGGCGGCACCGCCCAGGGCCAGGCTCATGCCGGCGCCAAACAGGGTGGGCCCCAAGGCCGCCAGGCCAATGCCCGGCACCGCAAACGATGCGGCCACCAGCAGAATGCCACCCACAATCTTGGCGCCGGCCGATCCTGAACCACTCACGATCGGCACCAGGTGGATGTCCTCGCTGCCGAGGGGGTAGTGAATCTCATCGGCGCCGAGGTTGTAGCTGCCCTCCGACAGCAGCCAGTCGTATCCGGCGATGAGGGCCTCCAGATCGGGCCAATTGGCGACCAGGAACCGCACGGCTTCGCCAATCGAAGCGATATTGGCGCTCAAAACCGTGTAGCCGGTCCGCTCGG